CTTCCAACATACGGGTTTTAAGCCCGTTCCCTCTGCCTGTTGGGGTACATTCACATATAAAAAAGGACAGTATTAAACTGCCCTTTATATTAATCTTTTCTAGTAATTTTTAACTTTTGAAATTCTACCTTGAGCTGATGGTTTGAAACAAAGCAAGTTCATGTATCCAATTAAGAAAGCTCTGTAAACAGGCTTGTTACTTATTTGGTGAAGAACGCCTTCTCCTTCATCTAACCAATCATACATTTTGTCGCCAACGTGAGCAAGTTTGAAATGCTTAGTTGTAAACAAGTCAAGAGCATTAGAAGCAGCCAAAGGTTCTTTTACTATGTCTATGTTTCCGTACTTAATAACTTTTCTTCCAGCTTCAAATTTTTGAGTATCAATATTTACATTGTATCTCCTTAAAGCTTCTACAAAGTTACCAACCGGTCCTCTTTGACCATGGATATAGTCAACAGCTTCTCCATGAATTTCTTCAATTTCATCAACTAAATCATCTAAATCATTTATGTTTATATCTACATTGTTACTGTCATCAAGTGCATGAAGTACAGGATTTAAGAATCCGTAAGTGTCATCGCTTCTGTCAATTCCGTAAATAGTAGAATCTTGAGTTAATATGTCTTCTACTCCTGTCATTTCAATACCATAAGAATCTTCTATAACAACCATATCTCCTGCTTCTGTTGTAATAGCATCTTCTATGGTGATAGTAAGATTATCTCTATCTATTCCTTCTATCATTGAACTAGAAGCTAATTCAGCCCAAGAATCGTTAGCATCAAGCACGTCTACTACCATACCTCTTCTAAACTTATTCATGTTTGTTCCGTCAGCAAGTTGAATTGTTGCACTAGCTGAAGTAGCACCAGTAAGAGCCATTTTACCTGTAGAGTTTCCAAATATTTGTCTTCTTAAATGGAATCTATAGTCAGAACTCAAATCTTTCATTTGAGTAGTAAGTTGGTCTACTACGCTTCTAGCTTTATTCTTAGTTACCTTCATAGTTTTATGAGAAATCTCTATCGGACCAGTAAAGTTAATTACTGATAAAGAAGCTTGCTCATATTTTCTAGGATTTGCAGTTCCAAATTCTCCTGTTTCAGATATGTTTTTAATACCTGCATGAGAACCGTATTGCATGAACCAAGTAAAAGCATCTTTGTTTGACATTCTATGATTGCCTTTTTCTATCTTCTTCATAAACGGACCAGATTGTTCGTTTACAAACTTTGTTAATACATCTAAATATTCAGTTTTTAGAGCCTTATCTATAAGACTAAGATTTGTTGTAGCCATTCATCATCATCCTTTCGTATTTTACTAATTTAGTTTTCTATATAACGAATCACTTATATCGTCAAAAGATTTCGATTTTTTATTCTTCGTCATTGGACTTTCGCCCGTATCATCAGTTAATGTTACCGGGTCTCTTTTACCAGCTGCTACTTCTCTGACATATTGTTCTATTGCTGCATCCCTAATTTTTGGATTATCTATTAATTGTTTCAAAGCGTCTTCATCGCTTACAAATTCATCTAAAGTCTTTCGAGAAGCGTCAACTTGCTCCTTACCCATGGATTTAGCTTTATAGTAAGCATATTCCAAACTTTTTTCCTTAGACATATCCAAATCTTCTTTTCTTAAAATATCAGCAATATTTTCGGAATGTTGCTCAAAATCTTCATGTTCTTTAGCAAAATTATTTACAGTATCTTGCATTTTTTGTTTAGTCTTATTAAGAGCATATTCCTTTACAACTGGTTCATATTTCTGTCTTTCTTTTGCTAATTCATCATTGAGCCTATTTGCTACTATGCTATCTACTACCTTTTTAGGGTCTTCAAAGAAAGCATCTCTCAATTCTTCTTCATCCATTTCAAGGTAGTTTGCTTCTTTATCTATATTTTCTTCTTCAGACTCAACTTTGTCTTCAGAATCATTAACAGCTTTTTCTTGGTCTTTAGTCAAGGAAGTTTGTAAATCTTTAAATAAATCCTGTTTTAACTTGTCTATTTCTTCTCGACTCATTTTCGTTTCTTTTTCGACTATATCTTCTTTCTTTTCTTCCGGTTTTTCGACCTGTTCATCGGTCTTAACCTCTTCGTTTTTTTCTTCTTTCTCTACTATTTCTTCTGTCGATTTTTCGGTTGGTTCTTCGACTACTTCTTCACTCCCAGATTCTTCAGCTTCAACATCACTTTCATCTGTTAGATTAGAAAATAATCCGTTTCCAACTTTTTCATAACTATTCGGGGTTGGCATAATACTTCCTCCTTAATTTCTTTGTTGATTATTTTGATTTTGTTTAGGTTGTTCTTGTTGACTTCCTTGTGTTGCTCCAAGACTAGCTGTTGTTTTTTGTGCCATACTGTTCATGTGTTCATTTATATGTATGTTCGCTATCCTATCTACTACAGGATTTTGAGCTATCATATCTTCATAATCTACACTTAACATCATTTTTATATGTTCTGCCATATGAACTACGTCATCATCAATGTTTTTAATCTTTACTTCTCCGCCTTTCATCATGATGGCATTTTCTCTTTTAGCTCTATCTAATTGTAAAGTATCTGAATTGTCGAAATTTTCCCAATCTCCCATCTCTAGCATTTCCAATATCTTAGCTCTTCCTTCTTTACTAATACTACCAGTATCAGGGTCATTGAAGAAACCACCATTTAACATTTGGATAATAAACGCTTTTCTTTGTGCAAGAGTTTCGGAAATTTCATTAACACTTTCTATAACTACATCGAATGAATTAAGGTCTTCACCTTTAAATACTACAATATCAGTAGTATCATCTTCACCAAAATACTTAATAAACCTAGGATAATCTACCTTGTTTTTATAGGCATACAGCCATTTTTTTCCTATGGATTCGAGAGCCATTTTAATACTTTCAGCTACAATTCCTATCCTAGTATCATCTTGTTCTGCCAAAGCTCCGATTGCGACACCGCTATCAATACCACTTGGAACTACGGATTGCTTACTAAGTTCAGATATTCCTGAAAGCCTTGCAAAATCTTCTAATAGTTTAGTTTCTTCATTTTCTAAACCATTCGGGAAATTGCTTACCTCTAAGAAATGTGGTTTTTCAGCCCCTTGTGTATAGTAAATGATTCTTCCCGGAGCTATCCCTTCTTCTTCTAAGTCTTCATCATCTTGCAAGGAATTTGAAGTAGCTACAAGAACACCAATAGCAACTCTATTAATATATTCTCTTTTCCTGTTTTTGATTGTATTATATGACCTTTGCAAAGGAATCAATCTTGAAATAATACTATCTCCAAAGAAATAATCTAATTTGTTAATTGATTTTTGAAAATCAAAAGGTAGAAAATAATTCCCTTCTCCTTTTAGGTAATCTGGCAAAGGACTAAAATGAACTAATTTATTATCGGTACAAATTATCCATCTTCCAGCTGGGTATCTTCTACTTGGAAGTTCAAACAATTCATAAAGGATAACTGTATCTTGTCTCAAATCTCTATGAATATTATAAGAATAAGATTTGTTTCCAACATTACCTACTGGAAACATGGAGTGAGATAAAGAAAGTACATTGTGGTCTGCTCCCTTATCTATAATTCCGTATTTTTCGTATAGTTCATCTACTGTTGCTACCTTGACGTGCATTATACTTCTATTTTTATTGTATGGTTTGTAAGGGTTTTCGGGGAATATTTCAAAAGGACTTACTACTACAGTATTTGGAAACCCTTCTCTAATATTTCTTGTTAAAGGTAATCTTCCTTCTTCTGCTAATTCTTCTTCAAAAGATTCTAAATCCTCTTCATCATAAATTTTATTTTCATTTTGAACACCAATTATATTTCCCTTTGTTTCATCCCAAAATGTTTTATAAACTCCTGTACCCGTTATCTCCATCCAGTTGTTAGCACGTTCTTGTTTCCTAGTAAATTCAATCATATCCTGTGTTCCGGCTAATATCTTGTTTCCTAAAGTAGCTTTTTTAGCCGAATCTGCGTCTGCATTTGCAGGAGTTCTTGTCTTTAGTAAGTTTTTCATCCTAGAAAGTTTTGCAAGCCTAGTCTCTACTATAGGAGCTATCTGATTGTAAACTTGCCTTTCTTCATAATAAAAAACAGGAGCAGTTTCATATAATTTCCCCATTTGAGTTTCCTTAGCGATATACTGATTCCCCTCATAGAAATTAATATTTTCTAACCATTGAAGTTCAAATGGCTTCCTAAGTCTCATTCTTCTTTCATATTCTTTTTTAACGTAACTAATAATCTCTTGTCTTTCTTCATTACCCGTTTCCGGTTCTGATACTCTTTCTGCTTTTTTATTTCCTACAAGAGACTTTAAAAAATTAGCCATAAGTCTTCATCACCTGCCCTTATTATTCTAAATAACCTCTCTGCATGTCTCTTTCCACCGATGACTTAATAGGGTCTACATGTTTTTTCTTAATAGGTTTGTCGGGTTCTTTATCTGCTTGATTAGCCGATACATATTCTCCCATGTTTTTAGCCATCAACCTATTGTATAAATCTCTTCTTTCCTTATAAAAATCTTTTCTTTCCTTGTAATGGAAATATTCCAAAACTAAAAAGCACGCAACCACTATGATTATTAACACCATTAATTGAAGTTCCATACTACCTCCTATTGACCTGCATTACCCATATCAACGCCATTTGCAACATCATCAAGGGTTGTTACATTCGTTTCATCTGCTGCTGTGTGAGCATCTGTGTCAGCACAATGAGCATCGTGAACTGATTTTAATTCATTTACTAATGCTACTAAATCATCTATTGCAGTATCCATTTCTACCAACGCTTCTACCAATGCTTCTGTTCTGAAATTATTTTCAGCACCTTTAAAATCTCTTACTTTAGTTTTAGTTTTACTCATGATTTATTTCCTCCTTCTAAATGATTAATTAGTTTCTCAATTAGTGTATCTTTTGTTTGTTCTTCACTAGCTTCTAATCCTAATTTTTTACATGTTTCTATAACAGTTTCTTTTTTCAAAACACCTACCTTTAAATCCTCTAATGCTTTACCAAAAAGATTACTTAAAATTTCTTTTTCGGAAGCAACATCTTCCGCTAAATCTTCTCCGTATTTGGAATTTAAAGCTTTTAACATTTCAATAGCATGTTTTTTACATAGGTGTATGCTATTTGAGTCAAATCTTGGATTGCCAATAGCCACCTTCGCATATTCTCTGCATGCGTACATATGACAATTAGCTCTTTGTCCGATTTCATAGACCTTGATGTTACTCATTTTGTCCTCCTTACATATAACTTCTTTTTTTTCTGTTTTGCTGTTTATAAAGTTTTTCCTTGTGTTTTTGTATTCTACTCTTTTCTTCTTTTGGTGGTCGTGTGCTTTTGTTGTAAATTAATCTATTTAAAGCTTGAGTAGTGCTATCAACCATATCGTCATTTTTCCCATTGGGAAAACTAGCAAGTTGGTTAATAAAATCTTCTACCCAAGGAGCTTCCTCTGGAACAGGTAAATAAACATTACCTGATTCTACAGCTCCGATAACAGCGTTTGCTCTCGCAACTTTTCCGCCATCATCTTTTACTGGTATTAATCCCGGTACTTCATTTCTTAGCAATCGTATAACTGCTGGACCGTTAGCTTTATCCTCGACCAACTTAGTCAATGCTTGAGGGTATTTATCACCAAAACTTTCAATAGCTCTCAATGTATCAACTATATCCATTCTTTCGTTTGTTAAATCTAAAAGATAATATTTTGCACCTTGTCTACCCCATACAGTTCCACAAACAAAATCACTATCATCTTCACCTTTAAAAGTACAATCCCAAGATTGTAAAAACTCGTCAAAATAATAAGGATAATTTGTATTGTTCTTTTTACTGTAATATTTCCAGTAATGCCTTTTAAACATATTACCTTCTTGAGCAGTTGGTCTACCTTGATATAAAGCAGTCCAAGACCTTAAACCTTCACTTCCTACATAGGCTTTCTTCTTTTTCTCAAGCCACCTTTTATCTTTTCCAATTTCTGGAAATAATGGGTCGCCCTTTTTTCTTCCTAAGATGTCATTATCATCTTCGGCTTCACATGGAAAGTTAAGGTAATAATAACTTTGTATATCTTCATTTATTAACTTTCCTACCAAGTCATCTTCATGCCAACGTGTCATTATAATGATTACCTTTCCTTTAGCAGATAACCTTGATAATATTGAATCTCTATATTCTGCAAATACATAATCTCTCATTGTTTCTGATTCCGCTTCACGTCTACTCTTTATAGGGTCGTCAATTATAATTACATCAGCCGGTTGTCCTGTGATACCAGCTCCGATACCTCTTGATAATATAGTTCCACCTTTAGAAGTTTCTATATCTGTATCACTATCTCTAGTAAGTTTTAGATTTTTAAATAAAAAGCTTTTAAATTCTTTTAATTTTTTCTTGTTTTTTCTACCAAATCTTCTTGCTAAATCATCACCATAAGCAACTAATATTACTCTTTTTTCAGGTTGAAAACCCAAAATATAAGAGGGTAGAGTTTCTGTTACCGTCATACTTTTAGAGTGTTGCGGCGGACAAGATAATATTAAAACTTCAGCAGTTTCTTCAGAATTATTTTGAGCTTTTAATTCGTCATTTAAAAATTTATCTATAGCACGAGATATTACATAAATATGTTTTCCCATGTAATAACCTTCACCATTTACTTCTTCTACATAATCTTCATAATTTTCTTTTAAAAGGTCTACATATTGTTGTTCTTTATGTAATACCAACAGGTTTTGTTCAGTAGGAGTTAGAAATTCAAACTGTTTAGGCAAATCTATTTTAGGTTTGGACTTTAATTTATATCCTTTGCCCTTATCTCTTTTAGCCTTTCCCATAAACACCACTTCCTATGTATCTAATTTTCAAAGTTTCTTTCGTCTTTAAACTCTTTTAATAAATCTCTATAAGTTCTTTTATATCCAAAAACCTTTATAGCACTCTCAACCGACCAAGTAAAAACAGCTTTATCATCAATGTAAATGTCAGCATATATTTTTCTTGATTCATTTTTAAAATATGTATCAGGATTTTCATTTATATAATCATAAGGAATGTTTTTAGCATCAAGCCATTTTCCCATTTTTTCTTGATATTCATTACTCCTGCAAGTCCATATGATAATATTCCAGTTATTTTCGTGAAATATCTCTAGTAGCTTTATCATCTCTTTCTTTGGCTCTCCAATTTCAGGGAATCTGTTTTCACATAAAGTTCCGTCAAAATCAAATGCTACTGCATATTTTCTTTTCATAACTATCTCCCTTTCGTTAATTATTAATGTCTATAATGTATATAATGCTTTCTTCTAAATCATCACATAAGTTCATAAGAAACTTTTCTACCAACCCATCAATAATTCTTTTTCTGTCATTTGTAGCTTCAAGATTTTTTCTCATTAGAGTTTGTTCTTGAATTTCGTTTGCTCCTAAGACATCTTCCAATATCCTTTCTTGAGTTTCTAATAGGTTTACTGAAGTATCCTGTAATGTTTGCATAATAATCTTTTTTTCTTTTGTTGTAAGCTTCATAATTTAACTCCTTTAGTAAGTCCATTTCCCACCAAAACGTAGCCCACTCGACTTCGCAATTTATTCCTTCTGAATTTTTATGTCTCCTTGGCATAACCATCACCTATATTTTTTATTTCAGCTTCTTGTTTAGAAAATTTATCCTTTACCCAATCTTTTAAATATGGGTCGAGCTGTTCTTTAAACAATGTATATAAATTAAGACTTATTCTCTTACCGTTATGAAAATAAATCGGATTAATGTAATATTGAACCCTATCTGGTTCAGTTC